CCGCAGGCGGCTCGATGCGCTGTAGCCGCGCGAGTGAATTGATCATCAATGGCTAGTAGATTGATCATTGAGAGATGTGATCAATCCAATAGAGATTTTTGGTGACAAGGATAACAAAGGGGCCTATTGGCCCCTTGCGCATAGCGAGATTGAACTGCATTTAAACAGGCTTTGAAGGCCACTGAACAGGATGAACAGAGCAGTCGATGATAGCGAGAGAGGCTCGGTACTGCTTCCATTCAAGAAGCTTGGCCTGAACAGAGTCATCAGGGTCAGAGATAACATCCGGATCAAGCGCATCAAGTAGTGCGGAAATTTCATTACCAGCTTCACCAAGCAAGTATGAACGCTGACCAATCGCTTGTTGAGTAAGCCAGTCTTGCTCAGCCTGCGAATCTACAACCCAACAGGATGACTCTTCACTCCAGACATCAAACTGCGATGACGGAGCAATAAGAGTGAGTTCAGATGGCAAAGGACCAAGGGTACCGATAACTTCAGATTGCTTAGTCTGCTTGTTGTATGCAGTGGTGCCGCGTAGGTCGTCAACCAAACACCATCCACCATTCTGGCGGACTATGGCTTTACCATCTTCATGCGGAGGGGGAGAGTCCAAGAAAGCCCCAGCAGGAACTCCAGTGCCAACAGAAACCCAAACATCCTGAGAGTAAAGTAACTCGCCATTAGACTGATTTACGCAATGAGCAAAAGCCCATCCACTTATCGAGGCAAAACCATCTTCACCAAAAACAACGCGTGGTTCGTTCATTATGCTGCCCTTACAATGTAAAGAAATGCAATGTTAGTTGGTCTTGTCTCATTACCACCAAATGAGCCAGTAGAATATGCAGAACTTGCCGCAGGATTGACGCCTACGTTTGGATATGAACCCATACCAAAATTAGGACTATGAGGTGAGCCATAGCTGTGACTATGAGATTTTATTTGATCTCCCTGAATACTAAGAATCGTTCTGCCAGAATCAACACCTAGACCGTCGTCAAGGGCACGAATAAATCGCGCTCGTAGATCTGGCAACACTAAAGAAGGGTAAACCAATGCAAGTTTTGGATAAGTTATCGGGCTGAATGACTGACCTTTCAACGACAAAAAACCTGAAGGTGGGACATCTGTCGGCCACGGGATCGGTGCGCCAACTGGATAGGCGCTAAACGCGATGGACTGGATCGCTTTGGCAAGCTGACCGAGGTCATCCTTGTCTGGCGCAATACCTGCCATATCAAGAACGCCAAGAAGCTCGTCAGTTACCATATTGAACCAAAAATCCTCCGGTACACTCGGCTGAACACCGGCCCCACCATTGGTGAAATAGCGTTTGGCTGCCGAAATAACAGGCGGGATAGTTGGCGCGGTCGGGATACCGGTATTGTTATCAAGCCAGTACATAGTCAGACCTCATAGACATATTCATAAGTAAACCCGCCCAGCTTGTAGCGGGACAGAGTGCATTCCAGCAGCAGGGCCGTCTGGGTTTTAAGTGGAGTGATCACGGTATCGGTCACCCGAAAACGCCAATCAGTCAGACCGAACACAACCACTTCAAGGGTGTAACGCCAGCGGTTTGGCCAGATGGGGTACGTCACCGGGCGCAGAACGTGGTGGGGGAAGTGCTCGCGCACCTCGACGGTAAACCCAAGGGCCAGCGCCAGCGCTTCGATCTGCCATGTTTGCAGGCCGCCTTTGCGGTGGTACTTCTCGATGACTGCATTGCGGCGGCTTTCGAATGTCTGATTCGGTACCGCGCACTCAGGCAAGCCAAGATACTCCTCCCAATCCGGCAGCAGCTGCACGGTGGTTTCTGGTCGCATCTCAAGGTAAAGCTGGTCTGCGCTGACCTCGCAATCGACCAAGCTTTTGGCAAAGCCGCGCACGTACTTGGCGAGATCCGATTCAGGATCGCGTGGCCACGCTCGACCACGCGGCATCTGCTGCAGCAATACCTCATGCCATTGCTCTACAGCGTGGGCCATGTGATGCCCCCGATCACGTTCAGTTCGTTGCTGGCCGCTGGCACATCCGCCGAAAGATCCAACGTGTAGTTGCCAACACCAGCAGCCGAACCAATGGCGGTGCGAATGCGCGAAAGCAGCATGGTTTGACCTGGTTCGAGCGTGCTTTGATACCCATTAAGGTTGGCGACAATGGCCGCGCGAATATCGGCACTGTCAGGGCTAGGGGTGATGGTGAGCGGCGTCTCTTTTAACGTCAGGCCGATATCGACCGGCTCGATGCCACCAGGGCGACCAACCAGAACACCCGTTGCCGGATCAGGATGCCTGAACAGCCATTGCTGCATGTTCTCTTTGTCGGTCACGGTTGGCAGGATATCTATCCGGTCATCATAAACCCATGCAATTCCGACCGTGCTGCCACCCTGCCACGCATCAAAACACCATGCGCGGGTAACGCCTGCTACCTCACGCATCCATGCCACGTAATCATGCACAGCGCCGCCAAGTGGCGGGTTGCGCTTACGGAACAGCAGGCGCTCAAGCAGTTGGTTGATCGGCTCGATATCGGCACCACCGCTGATATCTTCGCTGACGCCGTTGGATTGCAGCCCGGGAACAGGCGTTACCAGTGCCAGCGGTTGGCCTGCGGCAAGGTTGCCTGCCGCGCCTGCCTCTGCAGCCTGCACCTGCACAGCAACAACGCCACCGCTAGGGCTGGCGCTGCTGGTGACGGTGTATTGACGGCCGTCACTGTGCTGCAGCACGGTGCCGACAGGGGCTGGCACGGTACCCTGCAGCGTGGCAGGTCCAGCGGCATAGGTGGCCTGCTTGCGGATCACCCCTTCAAACTGGGCTACCTCGATAATGGTCTGGTCATCCGATTCGCTGGTCGGAATGATCTGACGGACGATCCACATCTGGTGATCGTAGAGGTCGCGCTGGCCAGCGGAAACGGCGGCATTGAGCGCCTGTTCGATGCCGAACTTGGGCAGCACGATGCCGAGGCTTGATTCGATATCAAGCAGGCCACTGGCGGTGATCTGACGCAGGGTGGGAACGTTATACGGCATTGGCTTGCTCCTCCCACCGCTTATTGATGGTCATAGTGATGGTGGTTCCGTCAGGGCGGGTGATGGCGATATTGAGCTGCAGCAGCTGAAACTGGGGGATGGTGCCGGTCACCACGATATTGCTGGCGTAATCAGGCTTTAAATGGGCATCAAGGGCGGTTTGCGCATAGGTCACTGCCTTGTTGCGCACGTCGGTGGTAAGCTTTTGGCGATCCAGCAGCCAGAGCTTGCTACCCCAAGGCTTGTCGGCAAAGGTGTCGCCAATCCAGCCGCGCTTATCTCCGGTACCGTCTGGCAGCACATCGGAGTCATCGGCGCGGGCGTCGGTAAACAGCACCTGCAGCACCATGGTTTCGAGGCCATCATCCTGACGCAAACCGGCCGAGGTGATTTCAATATCGCCTCGGCCGGTTTCGTTGTTCCAAATGATGGCTGTGGTCATCGCCCCTCACACTGGGGGAGATGTTTGCCCCCCACCTGGTAAATCGTGTTTATGCCCAAGGAACGACTTGCCATTGATGATCACATCCGCATCGGTAGTGATGTTCAATGTGACGTGGAGCGCCCCAAGAATTTCATTTTCAGGAGATATAGTGAGGGTTTGTTCTTCTGCGGTGATACTGACGCTTTTCGCGCTAAGCTCGGCATAGCCGTCTTTGCCAAGGAGGAGGTTGTGACCCTCCAGATGGTATAGGCAACTATCCCCCGCCTCCAAGTCTTTCGGGCGAACGCCCTTATGTTCGACGGCAATAGCCACCAGTCCGGCGCGGGCGCCACCAATCCCCAACACGATGGCTTCTGACCCGACTGGCGGCACGCTGGTGTGGCCGTAATTCTGGAAGCGCTCTACGTCATCGGCGCCCTCATCGGCCAGCACCTTGAGTTGCAGGTTCTGGCGCTGCAGGGCGTCATTAACCAGGGTGACGATGGCGCGATCGGCAATCAGGCGCAGGCGGCGCTGCAGCGGGGCCAGCAGCTTCTGCACGTCACGAATACTTACCATGTGGTTGCCTCTTTGGTCTGTTTCTTGGTTACTTCTGCGGGGATCAGCATCGCCTCACGCGGGGTCAGGTTGATGATGGCCTCGCGGCCTGCCTGGTCTCCTTCCATCAGGGTCACCGAGACGATCAGCCAGTTCACATCCAGCCCCTGGATCTCGTCTTTGACGGGGCACATGCGGTTGATGCGCCAGAGCGGGCCGCTGTCGCCTTCGATTCCCTGAATGCGCCAGCCAGCAACGGTGATCTCGGTCTGGGTATCTTCGCCAATACTGCGCTGTTTTTGCCACTGGCCGCGCTTGCTGGCACCGGCAACGGTGGTGACATCTTCGGCGATGATGATGCGGGGGCGATAGCGCGGCACATCAGGATCGCTGATGGTGGCCTTCTGGCCGCCGATTGTAGTGGTCGGGGTGTTATCCCACGTCGCGCCGCCGCCGTAGCTGCTGCCCTTGACGATCCATTCTGATGCCCGGTCGCGCATGCTGAAGTTGCCACGGGCCGCCAGAATGTTCTTGCCCAGGATAAGGCTGGCGCCCATCTCCTGCTCGCTGGCCTGCGTCAGCACTAGCTGGCCTTTCTCGTTGGTAGTGAGCAGCACTGCCCGCTGCTTGGCCAAGCGATCGAGCAGCTCGAAACAGGTCTCGCCCTGCTCGATGGCCACGCGGGGGAAGGCCGCGCCAAGATCGCACTCGACCACCACCTCGATACCGAACGGCTTACAGATATCGCGGGCCACCTTGTCGAGGGTGACGCTCTGCCATTGGCCGCTTTTGTAGATGGCCGAGCAGTCAACCAGATCGCTGGTCTTGCTGCGGCCGCTCACCACCCAGCTCACCTCTTTGGCGTCATAGCTTGGGGTGAAGTCGTCCACGTAGCCAGTCAACACCAAATCGTTGCCGATATGCACGGTGCAGGCGCTACCCTCGCGGATAACCATCGCTTTGGCATCTTGCCATTTGCGGGTCAGGTGCAGCTCGAAATCCCCGGCGATATCGCGCAGGCTGCGGGTGACGCGTACTTTCTGCCAGCCGCTATAGAGCTGACCATCCACGCGCAGGGTGATGGGTTCAGCCATTGGTCACCTCGTCAATCACCTGAATGGTGGTGCTCGGGGTGATGAATGCCGGGTCGCGCAGCTTGTTTCCCATCACCAGCCGATCGCGGCACTCGGCATTGCCATACTGCTGCCACGCCAGCAGGGCCGAAGGGGTGGTGGTGGTCATGGTTATCTGACGGCGGCGCGGCAGCTTGGCGCCCCGTTCGCGGCTGTCGTTGAGCAGGGCAAGGCGCAGATCGCGCAGGGCGCGCCAGACATCGCTCTGTTCTGCCTCTACCGCATCCATGGCCAGCTCGGCAAGACGATTGGCCCAGTAGTTGGCAAGCTGCTCCAGATCGTCAGCAGTGAGCAGCAGATTGCGATCTGCCCCCACTACGCCATCCATGGTGACCGGACGGCTGATCTGGTTGTTGACCTGATCTCCGGTTAGCGACTGGCCGATTGTCACCTGACCGCTCTGGTCTGGGGTGAAGTCACGGTTGGTACCGAGATCTGCACTGGCAATGGCACTGGCCGCCGCCGTGGCAGTGGCACGGTCAATCAGCGCGGTGAAGGCCTTGCCATTATCGAGCGCGGCAGTCAGCTCTGTAGGGGTGTCAATGGTCGGTACCGACGAGGCAACGCCTGTTGTCACATCGCTGTTGATGCTGGTCGGCAAGCCGCCGGTGATGGCCAGCTCAGCGCGCATCCCTTCCCAACGGCGGCTCACCTGGTCATAGACAGAGAGCGCCCTGATGGGGTCAGTCACCACGCCTTTGACATCCTCCACGATGCCGGTCACCTCGCGGGCCAGTTCGCCCGGGTAGGCCAGCAGCGCACCGACGCTATCCTTGGTGCGCATCAGGCGATCGGTCCATTCGCGGAACTGGTCAGGCAGGGATGGCAGGCCACGGGTCAACTCGTCCAGATCGTCGAGGAAGGTATCAACCATCACGCCCATGTTGTCGATGCCGGTGACGAAGGAATCGAGGAATGATTGCTCGCTGGCTCCCTGCGCCAAGGCGGCAGCATTGCCCAGAGTGGCGGCGGTATCGATGGCAGCAGATGGAAACAGGTTCTTGCCCGCTTCCCAGACCGTGAAGGTCACATAGGCAACGCCATCCTCTTCGTTATCCAGCCGGTGGCTGACATCGCCGACCTGCACGGTGCGAACGCCCCACCACGGGTGGATCATCTCGCCGGTGCCTGGCTGGTTCAGGGCATCGAGCAGGGCACGGAGCTTGGATAGATAATCTTTGCCGACCAGCTTGCCGGTGATCTGCTCGTTGGTGATCGCGGCGCCGTTGTCTTCGGTCCAGCTGCTTTCGCGCTTGGGGTATTCGCGGGGGATGGCACGGCGACCGCCTTTTCCTTCCACGGTATTCAGCAGGAATTCAACGCCCCGGATCGAGGCGGTCAAACGCTCTTCAAAGCTCATTCAAACTCCCCTTAAGGCATCAATGAAGGGCCGTTATCCACGCGCACCTGCAGCCCGGGAGCTGCATCTCTGGCACGAACGGTGATACGGTCATCGCTGACCTTGATATCGATACCAAGGTTGTCAGGGCGCGCGGATGGACTTACATCCCTTGTGAAAAATGCTCTGACATCATCAAAAACATCAATGAGCCCTGGAGGGGCAGGAAACTTAACCTCTTCATTGGGATTTCGCTTTATGAAATCAGCATTCCTTTCATCAGCAGTAGTCAAATGAAATGGGATTAGTCCAGAAAGCCCTGACTCTGACTCCGGCCTCCGATCTGACGCACCAGGAAGAATTTTATCTATTGCTCCAGACGCTATAACGTCTGTCGTCTTAACTGCTGAAATGGCGGCAAATGCGGCTGCTCCTAGTTTTAACATGCTGATGCCATCTTTGCTGTCTTCAACGAGATCGCCTGCCTCATCAATTCTGTCTGACAAATTGCCGCCCATGCCACCACCTGGCATATTGACCACATAGACAGGGGTCGCGCCCAGATCGGCCATGGCGTCACCAATTCCCCCAGCACCGCCCTTTCCTTTCTTGAAAATGGCTCCTGCAGCCCAACCACCGGCAGCAATGGCCCCCTTGGCCACTGGAGCCAGCAATCGGCCTCCTTTGTTGAGCAGATAGATGCTGCCCAGGATTTTGGCCAGATTCTCATAACCGCCAACCATGTCAGCTATGCCGTTGGCCGTCTCACCAACAGACTTGAGCACCGGTATCAGCTCGGCACCAAGCTCCTTGGCATCACGGATTGCCTCAGCAGCGGCCTTGAAGGCATCAACCAGATTCCCACCAATCTTTTCGACCAGTTCATCGTATTCTCCGGTCTTCTTCATCTCGTCCAGCTGCTTTAGCAGAGATCCAAGCTCCTGCTTGAGCACGGTAAAGGCGCCACTATCCATCACATCGGTTTTGAACATGGTCCAGCTGTCGCCCATATTGGAGATCATGCCGTTCCAGCTCTCCATCTGGGTTTTCGCTGCCCCCTTAGATGCCAGCCCCATCTGGTCGATAAGGTCCTTGATCGCTTTCCTGGTCAACTGGCCTTTACTTGCCATGTCCTGCAATTGCTGGGGGGTGTAACCAAGGCCGTTATTCTTGCCAAGCTCCTTGCTGGCCTTCTGCAGGTAGTCCCAAACTGGCACGCCACGTTCCAGCAGCTGCAGTGCCTCTTCACCCTGCAGTTTGCCTTTCGTCCATGCCTGACCAAGCGCCAATGAAATGCCATCCATCGTTTCGGCTGTGCCGCCCATCATGGCGGCCTGATCGGCAATGGCCTGCATGGTGCCATCCATCGGATCGAGGCCAAACGCCTTCAATCTGACGAATGATTGGGTCACCTCGTTGACGGCATAGGGGGTATCTTGGGCGAACTGCTTGACCCAACTCATTGCCTTGGCGCCACCTTCCGGCCCCCCTTGCAATTTGTTGAGCATGATTTGATACCGCTCGAACTCGGCAGCGGTCTTGATAAAGGTACGTTCAAAGGCGATGGCAGATGCAGCACCGGCCAACACCAACCGATTGCCAAAGGTATCAATGCCCTGGCTGGTCGCTGCCATGGTCGAGTTCATCATCGCCAGCGCATTCTTGCTCTGGGCGGCGAACTGACTCATTGACTGACCATATTGACGGGCCTTGGCGGCCATATTGCCAGCCAGATTGATGACGATATCGGTGACAAGTTTATTGGCCATGATGACCTCTATTTACGACGTGGTGGTGATGGCGGGCGGCTAAGTTGCTCATGGATCTTGAGCAAGCGACGGATGGAGTAACATTTCAGCTCGCTGATAGGGAGGCGATTCCCCATGAAAAAGAGAAACGCCTCCAAAGGTTCAGCCAGCTGCTTAAACTCGCCCCCGCTTGGCAATCTCCTCCAGCACCAGTCGATCAAGCTCTGCTGCTTTGTTTTGCAGCAATGTCAGATCATCACGATGTAGATTGCGCAGCTGTTTCATATTCAACGGGCCTTGAATTTCGCCAATATATTCAACTTGGCGACACAGCATATTAAGGCCCATGCGAACATCAGATGTATAAGCGGCAACTTTACCGCTCGCCAATTCAACAACCTGCTCAGCTTCAAGTTGTGAATCAATAATGTCACTGGCTGTTAATTCGCGCAGGCCAACTTCTTTTTCATAAGTGGCCTCACCATCAGAACCAGTGACCTTATAACCATGCTCAAGATTGAAGGTCATGACAGCCATAATTAAATCCTTACAATCTTGCGACCCATGAAGCTGGTTTTAATATCGCCAGACTCTTCATTAAGAGTTGCCTGACCGCATACACAACCGGTCATCATATAACTGACGCCGTTATCACCATCCCAAACCAATTGGGCATTGCTGATGGCTTTGATATCGATGATATCGACATCTTCATCAGCGGCGATGGACAGGTTCTCAATCTTTGGCGGCAAATACTTTTTGGATTCACCCCATACCACACCGGGGCCGACATGCTGAGTCCAGTCATTACCGCCCGGATCCAGAGTAGAACCGCCCTTGGTCTTGATTTGCTTGCCATTCACACGAATGGTCACTTCACCGAGGATTTGTCCCATGGTGTCCCCCTTAGAGTTTGAACTGGATCAGGGCTGCGAAGACGCGCAGCTGGTTGACGACATCCGGATGGCACACGCAGTTGAGGCGGTTGCGATCGGCGGTGTCGCGATAGACGCTCAGCGTCTCTTTGAACAGGTCGAAGTTTTCCATCAGGCCAGCGGTCACCCAGTCGAGCGCCACTTCCAGAATCGCCTGCTCCATCAGCTTGGGCGTGACCACCGGTTGCGCCGGGTCAATCTGCGCCAGCACGTTGTCATCGGCCAGCTTGTGACGCGGGAAGCGGTTGGTGACCATCACCCGCACGTCGTAACGCATCTTGCCCAGGGTGGCCGGGGTGGTGATGTCGAGGTAAGAGGGATCAGGATCGCCGTAGGCGTTCTTCTGATACATCGAGACTTCGCGCTCGATGGCCACCACGTCACCGGGCTGCACCTGATAGGTGGCAATGCCGGATTTGAGCAGGTTGTTGCGCTCGTCAAAGGCGAAACGGTCAGCCTTGGCCGGTGCCAGAATGCCGGGAAGAACCAGCGTCTGCAGCGGGCGCGCCGGGTCGAGGGCAAGATGATAGGACGCGATACCACAATAACTGGCCGCCCACTCCCACGGCGCATGGGGTGACTTGCTGGTCCCCATGCAGGAGAGCAGGAAGTCGTTGCGCGCTTCGCCGAAGGTGATGGTCTCGCCATAGGTACCACGGAAGGCGGTATAGGCGATCGCCTCAGACATCTTGAGCGGGCCCCAGCGGGTCAGCAGTTCATCGCGCAGGGTATTCAGGCTGGCGGTGTCGTTGAACGGCGTCATGATGTGGTTGTACCACTCGTCCGGCATGGCGGCGATCAGCGCGGCCATATCGGGGGCGCCAGAACCGCTGGCCATGCCGGTATAGGTAATGGTGACACCGGGCGGCAACTGCTCGCCTGCGTAGTAGTTGTAACGCAGGTCGATATCGTTGCCGGTCAGGCCCTTCCACTTGGCGGTGACGTTGACGCGGGCGGTGTCGGTGCCATCTACGGCAGCGGTCACCGGCAAGTTCTTGTTGGCGTTGATGGCGGCCGCTGCCTTGGTGGCGATGCTGGCGGCGGTATCGGCGGCGATAACGCCAACCTGCACCGATTGACCGGCGATCAGCAGATAGACGGTACCGGCCTGAGTGGCAGGGCCACCGAAGATATAGGATCCGATTGCCGCGGCCCCATCGGCCAAGTCGGCGCTGGCAATGGCAAAGGTGCGGGTATAGCTGTTGGCCTTGCGGTAACGCTTGGCAGTGAGCGCCATCAGCGAACCTTGGCCAAACAGAGCATCAATGGCCGACTCGCTGACCGGGATCTCGACCACAGTGGTCGGCGTGGCGGTACCGGCATCGGCGCCAGTAGTGATCATCTGACCGAACAGCATCACGTTCTGATCCTGGGCGATGTTGCCGCTCAGGGCCTGCGAGTTGTCGATATCGATATAGACGAGCGGCACGCGCACGTCATTGGGGATAGTTCCGAGAGCCATGGTCACTCCTTCGCTTGCGGTTTCTTGGTGGCCTTGGCGGCCGGTTTAACTTCGTTCACATCACCATCGGCCAGCCGTTTCAGCCAGAAGCTGGTGCGCGGTACCTTCTCGCCATCGGCGGCCAGCTTGCTGCCATCCGGCTTTTTGATGACCAGCCCGGGGGCCGGTTTCAGATGCAGTTCCATCATTGCTCCTAAGGTGTTGGGCCTGGCACGGTGATATTTGCCTCGCAGACCGGTGAGCCATCGCCCTGCTCGGCGCGCCAGTTCATGCGCAAGAAGTCGTCCAGCGTGGCGGGGTCGATGGGGTTATCCAGCGGCCAGTCTTGCCGCCATGTCACCGACCAGATCGCCAGCCCCAGCTTGTCGATGGAGGTGGTGTAGAGGTTGTCCATCCGCACCCCTTCCGGCGCCTTGCTGGCACCGGTACCACGCCAGCCGCCGGTCAACATCAGGGCGGTGGCCAGCCGACCGGCAATCACCTCGGCGCGCTGGTCTTTGGCATAGCCGAACTGGTCAGCGCAGAACACGAAGGCGACAAACTCGATAGTGCCGATCAGGCTGCCTTCACGGCGCATCGAGACCACCCGCTGGGCGCAGATACGGATGCCGCCATCGCGGTTCCCCATCCAATACTTGATATCGCCCGGCTCATTGAAGCGGCCGATATGGCGCTCCACGGTTTGCACCCTGTCAATCAGCCGATCCGCGCCGGGTCCGGTGGCCTCCAGATAGGGCTTGAGGTAGTTCACCACGCCTTCACAGGCGGATACGGTGCTGCCGATGGTGCCAAAATCAGGGCGGCTCATAGGCCTGCCTCCTTCATCACGTCTTGCCAGAAGTCGCCAATCACGGCGAGCAACTCGGTCTGGTTATCGCTGGAGAGGCCCAGAAACTCGCGCTGGGGGATCTCCATCATGCGGGTAAAGCTGCCGACCGACTGAGAGCCCGGGGACTTGAGCGCCTTGCCGAACGCCTGGGTAATGCGGCGAACGTGGGCGGGCACCTGCACCGCCCCGCTGAATCCGTCTTGATGCACCCCGGCATAAACTAACGCTGACCCCACTCGCACACTGTTGCGCTGCACCTGAGACTCGATGCTTTCGAGCAGACCACCTTCGCCCTGCAATAGGCTGTTGCCACCGTGGCGGGTCTTGGTGTAGGCATCTGACCAGGGTGCCCAGGGCGTACCATCCGGCGCGGTCTTCTCGTCACTGATGCGATGCGTGGTCTGGTTCTCTACAAATGAGCCGATGGTTTCCAGCAGCTCTTGCTTGTAATCGTTGCGGCCCAGGGTATCGAGCAGGCGCTGATAACGCGCCAGCTCTTCGCCCCGGGTCGAGACCTGCACCGAGATCGCCATCAGAGCACCCCTTTCAGGCTGTTGCGGGTGAACAGGCGCTCATTCTCTTGCACCAGCTCAACCTTGCCGACGCTGCCCTCTGGCGGCATATCCGGCGTGGGCAGGCCCAAGTCAATCTTGCCAGCCGCAATCTCCTTGATTTTGGCGATGGCGCGGTCATAGCGTTCGCGCAGCAGGTCGGTGGCCTGATTGTCGCGGTCGGCCAGCCAGTAGAAGGCGATCACGATGGCGTTGCGTTTGAGCAGATCCGGCACGGTCGGCAGCGGCAGCACAAAGCGGCGAGACAGGTAGCCATTGATTTCGTCATCGGCGGTGGCCAGTGCCTCATCAATCCAGACATCGTTCAGCGTGTCTGTGCTGCGGTCTAGCGCGAAGTTGTAGAGCATCGAGCCGTCGCGGTCTTCCAGATCCTGCTTCGTCGCGTAGATGGCCATGGTTACACCTTGCTCCGGTAATCAATGCGCTCCCAGCGCGATACGACCCAATCACGCCCGTCGCACTCTTTCAGCGCTGCGAGGTAAACCAGCGGGTCTGCGTCATCCGGGATGATGATTTGTAGATCAGCCCGATTGTGACCACAGCAGGAGTTCAGCGTCGGCAAGCCTTTTGCCCAAAGAGCCAGAATCGCATCAACAATGCAGGCATCAATGCACACGGTCTCTCTGCCATCGGTGAAGGCACGGATATTCTCCGGCACCGGCACCACGACCTCATTGACCTCGCCAATCTCCCAGTTGTAAGAGCGACAGTTGCACATGGCTTAGTCCTTGATCACTTCGCTATCGATAAGCACGGTCAGCCACTGTTCGCCATAGACGCGCTGGGCTTCTTCCTGCGTCAGGTAGCAGCACGGGATCTCACAACTGTGGTCGTGCGGCACATCGGCCTTCGCGGTGACCACAAAGACACGGGTCGCGCTGGAGTGCAGGAACTGGATGCCGCAGCGCCAGAAACCGGCCGGTGACTTGGCTTTGACGTCGAACTGGCCGAGCAGCCAGTCAGCGCTGACCTGATTGGCAGCTGCCTGCTGCTCAGCTTCGAGACGGGCAGCTTCGGCGGCTTGCGCTTCGGCAGCCAGTCGCGCTTCTTCAGCTGCCTGCTGCTCAGCTTCGAGACGGGCAGCTTCGGCGGCTTGCGCTTCGGCAGCCAGTCGCGCTTCTTCAGCGGCCTGCTGCTCAGCTTCGAGACGGGCCGCTTCGGCATCAGGGTCTACCAGCACTTCGCCATCTTTCTTCGGTTTTGGCTGCGCTTGTACCAGCTCGGTACCCGCGCCCACTGCTGCAGCTGCCAGCTGCGGGCTTTTGTCGTCACCGGGCGGGGTGGCTTTCTTGCGTGGGGCCATTTCAATGCTCCTTTAAACGGTCGTTACTGGCGGTTTACACCGCTGAAATCGTGGTCTGACTGGTGACCTGCTCGGCGATAATCAGCACGGCCGTCAGGTTGTAGGTGCCGCCGTTGGAGCGGATCACCGGTTTGGTGCCGTTGGTCACGATGAAGCCACCGGCATCGATACTGAAAAACGTCGCCAGGGTGATGGCATCATCGGTCACTGCCGCATCACGGCTGGCCACCAGACGGTTGCCATTGGTGCCGATAAAGTCGAGCTGCATCGAGCGGTTGGTCGAACCACCGGCCCAGCTGCCCACCAGATTCAACTTGAACGCCAGACTGGTGTTGTCGTTGAAAGCGTTGAGCTTGTCGCTGGTTGTGTTGAAGAACGGCGCCAGCGTGCCCGCTGCCGGTGCTGGCAGCCCCTTGAGCATGGCAATCAGATCACGGTCGGTATCAGCTGGCAGACTAACGCCCGTCAACCCTGCCCAGCGCACCTCGCTTTTCTTGCGGCTAGGTGTGGGGCCTGCTGGCCCAGGCAATAACAGAAAGCTGCGACCGAACATGGCTTAGCCCTCGGTGACAATCAGGGGGCCGCTGCCTGTTTCCAGACGGCCATAGAGGTTTTGCACCGGTTCAAAGGCCCATGCCTCACTGGCGCCGCGCTCCAGAATGTGGCCGACGGTGACGGCAGGCAGTGGCAGGGCGGCATCAGTGCGAAACTTCACCAGTTGTCCGCTCTGGTTCTGCATGGTCCCTCTGGCTGCAGAAGAGATCAGCACCCAGGCGGAATCGGTCAAATCAACTTGTCTGGTCGCCATGGTTCATCCTCTCGGTTGAAATAGGCCCCGGCAGTGCCGGGGCGGTCGATTCGGTTAGACCAGATACGGGCTGACCACGATCTCGACGTTGTTGTAGTAGATGTTGCTCTGACCGTTATCGAGGAACTCGCGCTTGATCAGCTTGCGGGCTGCCGCTTCGTTGCTCGGGCCGACGACCAGAATGCGCGCCATGGTACCGATGGGGGTGCCGTTGGACTTCTTCATGTTGGCCAGCTTGGTCTTGGCCGCTTCGAAGTTGGCTTCATCCAGCGCAGCCTTGGAGCCGATGGCGGTCTGCGGGAATCCGAAGCCGTAGCCATGGCGACCGTCAACACCCGCCGCGAACTTGTTGTTGAACCAGGTGTATTCACTGGTTGCGTTCATGGTCTGGAAGTCAAACGGGCGACGTTCCTGGAACACGATGGGTTTGACAACCTGCATATCGTCGATAACGAACCACGGGGCACCGGTATCGGTTGCCGGATCGCCCACCACGTTGGAGAAGGTGGTGGCCGGAGTGGTATCGAGCGGGTGGTCGGTATCGAAGAAGTTCTGACCGTCATAGCAGAGGGTGGTGAAACCCGCAGCCAGCAGGCCATAGACGTTCTTGTCCGGGAACAGCGCCGCTTCACGGCCGAAGTTTTCGGAGATGACCGAATACTTGCCGATCTGGTCGTCTTCCACGTCTTCGCGCTTGATGACGATGGAGGATTCAAAGGTCTTGTTGAGGATCTGATAGCCATGGCTACCCACCTCGACCAGCTGGCGAGTGGTCAGCCACTCCTTGATTGCGGGCAGATCTTTCAGCCAACCGTAGAAGTTGGAGCTGCCAGCGCTCGGTACCTGAGTGGCCACGCGGTTCCACTGCGGGGAGATCGCGCCCAGACCTTTGGTATAGGCGGCGGACATGGAGACGGTCAGCGCCTCCAGAATTTGCGCTTCGGTAAATGCCATGATGGATTACTCCCCTTGTTTGGCTTTCATGGCTTGCTTGGCAGCCAGGAACTCTTCGGGCGTTTGGCCCATCTTGCGGCACAGGGCCACTTCGTCAGCGCTCAGCGCACCGGTTTGCGCCGGTTTGTTGGCGGGAGCGTTGGCATCGGCGATAACTGGCGCACGGCTGCACCATGCGGTGAACTGCTGGCGGCCTGCTTCGGTACTGCATAGGCCGACATACATCGCCTTGTCAGCTGGGGCGACCTTGCCTTCGGCGATGGCGGCATCAACCAGCGCATCCACCTTTGACTGTTCGATTTCGGCCAGCTTGCTCTCCAGCTCCTGAGTGCGGTTCAGGGCCAGCTGATGGGTGGCAGCAGGAACAAACTTGGTCGGGTCTTGCTGGGCGTTGAGCGCGATCTGGTGCTGCGCTTGCATGGCATTGATGGCTGTCACGGCCTGTTCGGCGGTGGCATCCTCAGCCAGGCCCAGCAGCTGGGTCAGGATAAGGGGCAGTTTCACAGTATGATCCTCTTGGTTATTGAGGGCGGGGACATAGAGATTGGGTTTGTTGGTCAGGCCAGCGCTGGACATTGCCACCACCCGCCCATCTACCGGTGAATAGTCAAAGGCCGGTGAATAGAAGCCGAACTTCTTGCCTTCAATCAGCTCACTGCCTTCAGCGTTCCACTCCACACGGCCCCAGATTTCTCCGCTGCGGTTCTGCAGCTCGACAATCCAGCCGACCGCCTCGGTATTGCCTTCGCGGGTTTCGGTTGCGTGTTCAACATCGAATGGCAACTTCATGGTGAAAGCCGACACCACGCCATCCGGATCAGAGTTGTTCCAGCTGCGACCGTCACGCCCGGTAAAAATCCCGGTCGGGATCATCGGCAGCCAGTTGCTCTGGTCTTCTGCCACCATGCGGGACATGTCAAAGCAGATGGCGATGTGGGTACGTTGGTGCATGATCGCTCCGTCACATAACAACCTCCTGCCGGGTGGCGGTTGGTTGGGTGAACAAATGTTTGGACGAATCGATAATGGGCCAGCTGGGGGGCTGGCCTGTAATGACGCTTTTCGCGCTATGCAGAGGGGGAATGGATGGGGTGACGCGGTGATGACCGGTCATCACAGGATACAGATGGCGGGTCAGCTTGCCAATGTGATCGGGTCTATCTGGTCGCCATGGTGACGATCACCGCTGGCGGGTGGATGGTGGCGCAGGCCGAAAATAGCACCTTCGACACCACCACACACCATCTTTAAAACCGATTTAAATCGCCTCAGATTCAAAAGCTGGGTAATTGTTCGTGCGCTGGTAGCCAAAAACGCTCACAGAGGCTTAGAGAGCGTTTGGCGCAATGTTTGCTCCTTGGCTTTCAGGTCGGCTTGCAAGGCCTGCTCTCGGCGCTTGCCCGGGTTGTAATCCCACCCAGGCTCGATCCCCTTCGGCAGGGTCTCGGCTTCACCGGTCCGCTTGTTCACCCACTTGCTGGTGCCATCGTTTGGCGCGGCAAACTTGAACCCGCTATCGCCCTGCAGCTTGGCGTATTCAAACTTGCTGATCTGGCGCACCCCGCAATGGCAGCCCCAGCCGTTGGGCGGCATATGGGTTTGCCACCAGGGATCATCCACCGGCAGGGTAATTCCGCGCCAGCTCAGGTGCAGGGCGCGGTGCTCCCGCGCTGGCCCGATGGTGTAGGTGAGATATGGCATGGCCCGCTTGGTGCGCTCGATGCGCTGCCACTGGCCAGCGGCGCGGGCGGTGCGCATATTGGTGCGGTAAATGATCTTTATCCGCCCTTCACTGCCCAGTTGTACCGGCTTGGTTTCGCCGGTCAGCGGGTCGTCCAGCTCCTGCACGCCCCACCATCCCGACTTGACCAGCAGCGGCTTGAGCACGGCAGCGAACTGCTGATAGGTCTGACCCTGCTCCAGCGCCTGCTCGACCAGGGCGCGCACTTCGACCAGCAGATCGGCGTTGAGCATCTTGGCGACGGTGAAGGCGTTGCTGTGCTCCTCCTTCCACACATCGCGATAATCAAACCCGGGCTGCAGCCCCTTTTTCTTGAACCAGTCGAGCGCCTCTTTGGGCGGAAAGGCGGAGGCCTTCGGCTCAGGCATCTTGCGCATCCCCCATGCCACGAATCCGGAACAGGTAATCGGCCAGCTGCGGGGTGAACTGTTCGGCGGTCAAGTCCTCTTGCAGCTTGAGCAGACCATCGTTGAACTCTTCAAAGCTCTTGGCCTTGGCCGCCAATTCGAGGATCGGGTTCATAAAGTCATCGCCGCCCACCTGTACCCAGTCGCTCATTGCCTCTTCGGTCAGCTGCTCGATGGCCTGTTCGCTCGGCTGCTGGATCCGGTTGATGGCCAAGCGCTGCGGCTGCTGACGGTTAAGGGCCAGCGGCTGCGCGGCGGCCACCTCCATCGTGCTCAGAGGTTGCAGCACTGTCTCATCGGCTTTCGGGTCGGCCAGCCCAAACTTGTCACGCACTTCGCTCTCGCTCACCTTCATGCCGCGATCAACCAGCGGCATCAGGCTATCGACCAGCATCTTTAGGTCTTCCGGCTCCGGCACGCGGATGCAGACGCGGGGGTAAGCCTTCTGTTTGCCCCAGTTCAGGATGATGAACGGCTTGACCAGGTACTCGTTGATAGTCGATTCGAGCTGGCGGGCATCCCACTTGGCGATATCCAGCCGCACCTCGTTATGCACCGTGGCTTGCGCCCGGCTGCTGCCATCGTCGGTGGTCATGGTCTGGCCAAGCACCGCCTTGCTGGTCTGCTCGTCGGCCCAGCGGGCCATGTTCTCGAACAGGGTATCTCCGCCGTTGCCCTTCGCGGTCTCGACCAGCTCGACCATCATGCTATCGGGGATGATGGCGCCGGCATCGCTGGCGATGGTGGCGATGGCGTTCTTGAGGGTGGCGATCTGATCGACCGTAGCATTCGGCCCGTACTTGCCCAACCTAATGGGGATGCCGAACACTTCGGCAAATGCCCACCAGTCACGCACGGTGAAGCTCTTGAGCATATACATCACGGCGCACAGGCGGGTCAGGCCGTTGCGCCAGATGCTGCCAGACTTGGTGCGCGGCAGATGCACGATGAATTTGTAAGGCTCCAGCGGTTTGCCCTGGGGCGCATCGTCGCTGATCAGCAAGATCTCACTCAGGGTCTCGGCATCTGGCCGCAGATAGCGGGGGTCCACCCATTTGTAATCCTTCGGCACCCAGGGGGTGACGGTGGTATCCCACAGGATCTGACAGACCCCCATGCCCTTGCCAAGGCCATCGAGCAGGTCGAAGAACAGCTCGGGGATCTGGTCGCTATCCATCAGCTTGCGCACTTCATCGGCCAGCCGCACATCCGCAGGGTCATCACTGGCGGCTTCGACACTGGGCGGCAGCGCGGCCACTGCCAGCTTGCGGGTGCGCAGCACGGATGCGTAATGGAGATCCCGCTCTTCGATCTCCTCGGCCAGCGTCATGTAATCCTGCGGGTTGTTGCCATCCACCACCGATCGCAACAGGCCAGCCAGCCGCAGCGGGGTGATGGTGCTGGCCACGCTGTTGGGGCGCGGGTTACGCACGCTGGTCGTGTGGGCCAGCGCGATATCTTCGCTCAGTTGCGGCTTGTCGGGTTTGATGGGGTTGCCCCGGCTATCGAGAATGGCGGTCACAGTGATACTCCTCGGCCACGAGCGGGCCTTGAATCTTGCATGTCGTCATATGCATTGCGCTCTTCCACAGTAGCGAATTGGCTTGGCGCAATGGGGTTTGGTCTGCCTATTGCGTGCAGACCATAGGCGATGATTTCGGCCCGGCTGGCGAGATAGGCCAAGAAGATGGCCACCGCCGAGTCGCCGTGGCGCTTGTTGCCATCACTGCCCTGGGTGCGGCTGTCGTCAATACCGGGGGTGCCACGGTAAATCTGGATTTGCCCCAGATCGGTGATGATGTCTTCGTGGCGCGGCAGCTCCAGCTCGTCATCTTCAAACGCCGCTTTAAAGCGCGGCATGTTCTCGCGGTAGAAGCTGGCAGACAGCATCACCTTCATCACCTCTTGGCCGTACTTATAGCCAGCCTCTTCAGCCAAATACTCACCGTTACCACGACCATCTAGCCAGATGCCATCGCGGCGCGGCAGGCGATCGCAGATGAAGTAAAGCGCCTGTTCCTGCTGTTTGAATGGGGTGTTCTTGAGCTCGACGGTGAACGGTACCCGGCGGCGGGTATCCGGGAGAACCTCAATGGGGGCGAATACCGTCAAGTCACCAGAGCGAGCGAAGTCTTCGCCCAGGGCGTGGCGATGGCTGCGATCCAGCTTCATCAGTTCGGGGAAGACTTCGGCCTCCAGCCACTCCTGCATCTCGGCCTTGCGCACCGATTCACCTGCGCGGTTGAAGGCGTCAGATCCGGTAAAGCGCAGCACTGGCCCATCAACCCGGCACGCCCGTTCCCGCAGACCACGGGGCAGATAGGCACCACCGCCGCTCTTGGGCTCGCAGTAGTATTCTTCACGGGCATCCTCTTCGGTGGCGCAATCTGACAGCAGCTCTTGCAGCCACTTGCGCTCTCCCTCTTCGCTCCATTCCTCTTTCTTCTTGACCTGACAGATCCGCTTGTAAAGTCCTTCCTCACAGGCTGTTCCGATATCGATACGGTGGATTGAGTAGCTTGGCCGCTTGCCTGCTCTGGTTTCTGTGATCAGGGTATTGAACAGGTTCTCGATGCCGTTATGGGTCGAGATCATCCGCACCTTGCTGCCCCACATAGTCAAGGCGTTGGCGGCTTTCTGGATGGCGGCAAGGTCTTTATGGAAGGCTGCCTCATCGATCACCACGTTGCCCTGCATACCCCGCAGGTTGCTGGGGTTCGAGCTGAGCGCCTTGATTTTAAAGCCGCTGGCGAAGTTGATGACATAGACCAGGATGTCTTTGTCTTCATCGACCAGCACCTCTTCGCCAATCTCGCTGGCCGCATAGTCATAGGCCTTGGCCCACATTGAACAGGCATCGATAAACTCGCGGGCCATGTCCTTGGTGGTGCCGACATAGAAGGTATCGCAACCGCCAGCGGCGGTAGACATGGAGCCATTGAGCGCGGCATCGGCTGCCTCTGCCCAGGTCAAACCGGTTCGCCGCGACTTCTCGGCTATCTTGATTTTTGCCTCATCAGCAATCCAGCGCTTCTGATAGGGAAGCAGCACTTCACCTGGATCGAACTGGCCGCCGATAATGGCGGCCGCTGACTGGTTAACGAGCTGATTTTCTACCTGGGTTAAGTGCTTATAGTCCATCACGCAATCCCCAAAATCTGGCGCCTGATCTCGGCGGCGGTCTCGGCCGTCAGCCCTGCAGACTTCACAATCTTCTCGGCAGCAGTGGCGGCCTCTGCGGCGAACGCGGCGCGGATCTCTTTCTCAACTTTGTGGCTGGTCATGGCGGCCTGTTCAACCCGCTGGATAACCAGAGCCAGCTGGCCCAGCGATTTCGGGTCAATCATCTTGCCCTCTTCGCCGTCGCTGGCGTCCATCATCTTCATGGATGTTTCAAACGCCATGGTGCGCACGAACTCCTGCAGCAGCTTACCCACTTCAGAGGTGGGGGCCTGCCCGAGCTTTGAGGTCCAGACGGCGGCCACTTCGCGGGCCTGCTCCATGCGGCTGCCCGCTTCTTCCATCCGCTTGGAGAAACGGTTAAGGCCGGTGCGGCTGATCTGCTCCTCCGGCGGCAGGCCGGATTCAACGATCAGCTTGTTCACCTCTGCCAGAATGTCTTTCTGTGACATGGAGCCAGATCGCAGCATCGCCGCCAGCTGGCTGCGGATATCGTCCGGCAGCTGCTGGATCTTCGATTTGGTGTTCTTCTTGGTGGTCATGGTTACCCCAGCAGCTTGTCAATCAGCGGGGCAGTAATGCCCCACAGTGCAGAGACGGGATCGCCAAGCAGGACCAGCGCCAGCAGATAGCCGGCGACCATCATCATGGCGATATCCAGCAGGCGGCTTTTCATGCGTGGCCAAGCCTGCGAGCACGGCGCTGGGCTCGTGCCGCTTTGGCCTGACGATTGGCACGCTTTACCGAAGGCTGGCGGCCGTTGAAGGCAGGGCGGTAACGGCTGGCGCGCCGCACCTCACGAACGTGACGCTCGATCGCATCATCCAGCGAGGCAGGGCCATCCCAATCACGGATCATCAACCGAGAAAATCCACCAAGGCCACCAAGCAGCAAGCCCACCAGGGCGCTTTTCATCTTGTTCATGGTCATCACTCCGGACGCGGTTTCTTGACACCCGGCACGGTGGATGCGCCAGTGGCGACATCAATCCCTCGTCCGGTCAGTTTGGCGATCAGGGTGCTGCCCAGTTCGCGCTGGGTAACGAGGCCCTGCTCTGCCAGCCAGCTGATGTGGGTGCGCACCGCATCGCGGCTGATCTTGTGGCCGTACTGATCGAGGCAGGCGTCGAGGATAGATTCGTTGGCCTCATAGCCCGGCATTTCATGAAGAGACCGCAGCATCACCAGCCGCTGGTCTGCGGTAACAAGCTCTTTGAATGACATATAACCCCCGTTTATTTTTCGTTTAAACGCTGCTCAAGCAGCAGCTGTGCGACGTGATTGACCGGGCGCAGGGCTTCATGCAGCGCCTTGATATCCCCCCGCATCTCAGCCATTTCAAGGCGTAGCGCGTTGACTTCATCCCGCGTTGGCAGGGATTCGACTTTATCTTCGAGAGCGGCGAGGCGGGTGCTGTGGTCAGCCATGGTCGTTTCCACCTTGTTCAATTCCTCGCGGCGGGCGAAGGTTTTGCTCAGCCATAGCGAGATGACAGTCGCGATCAATGCTGTCAAACCGCTGATGATGTAGCTCACCATTCCCCACCACTTGGGGATCCAGTCAAACTCCATAGCGATGTCTCCCCGCTTTCTCATTACGGCTCTGGCATGGCACACAGCGCACCGCTGCCGGTTCGGCCTGCAGTCGCTCGGCGGCGATCTGCTCCCCACAGCTCAGGCAAAAGCGATTCCCGTGCTCGTCCTGATCTGGCTGTTCCTGCGGGTGGCACCGTGCCCTGGCAATGGCGCGCTCGCGAAACTCTTGCTCTTGTTGTTGTGCCCGGTCGAAAAGGTCGGTCATTTGGCCCTCGTCATCAGCTTGGTGACTGCGCCAGTGATGGCCGCGCCGACCTTCTGGCCGCTGGCCTTGGGATGCGGGGCGAAGCCGTCCAGGGTGCGCAGGCCCATATAGGCCCAAGCGGGGGTGAGCATCAGCATGGCCATTTCGAAGTCGGGGCCGTCGCCATAGCCAAAGGCACGCAGCACGGTGAACAGCACGATATAAAGCGCCCCGGCTTGCCAGCTCTGGCGCGCCATCAGCGGGCGGGTGTGGCGCACGTACTCATCCTTGGCGCCATCCCCTTCGCGGATGGTCTGCTGGGTGGTTGCCTGCTCGGCCTGCTGGTCGGCCCGTTCCAGCTCAAGGCGGCGGGTTTGCTCCTTCTCCAGCTCCAGCTTGAGCTTTTGCAGCTCGACCAGCGCAGTCGGGTCGGTGATGCGGTTGAGCTGATCTTCAATGGCGGCCTGCTGCTGGGCAGCGGTCAGGCTGATGCCTGATACCTGCTCGACCATATCGGCGACCTTGTTTGCTGTTTCGCTGCCGCCAAACAGGCTGGCAATGCCCCGGATCATGGCGGGGCCCTGCTGCACCGCCAGCGCGGCCAGTGCGGGGATTAACTGGAGTGGCATGGTGGTTCATCCTTCTTGAAAAGCGCACGCAGCCTGGCGCAGTGCTCTGCGGCCTTGCCGTTGCAGGTGGTGAGGATATTGAAGCGGTGACGGTTGCGGGCGTCGTAGATCTCGGATGGCGTCACGGAACACCATCCTTTTTTGAACTGGCTTTGCATGGTGCCGTCACGGCTATGGAGCGGTACGCGGCGATCTACATCGCACTCGGCAATGCCCTGTTCGGCCGCCTCGCGCTCGCGCTTCAGCCGCTGCTCGCGGCCATGGTTAAAACTCCACTCCCAGTTGCGGCCCATATCAGCCCCCGTAGACGCTGGCCCAGCGGCCGGTGCGCATCTGTTCGGCGTGACGCTGGGCACGCTTTGGGGTCTGCTTGGCCCAGCGGCTATCGAGCATGCCGGCAGCGCCTTTGTCCCAGTTACCACGGGCCACGGCGGCAAGGGTGTTCTTGAAGTTGCCAAGCCCATTAACACCCAGCTGGTAGGCCATGGAGTAGAGCACAGCAGTACGGGCTGGGTATGGCGCGCAGGTATCGAGCGCATCGGCCAGATGCGGAATGGTGCGCATCTCTTTTTCTTTGCTGGCAAGAATCTCATCAAGCCATACATTGCCAACGCTTAATGGAAGGACAAATTGATACAGCTTTATATCTGCTCCTTTAGGGCCGATACGAAAGCCATAACCGACGGTGGGATAACCTTCTGTGCAGAGATAGGGCTTTTCGCGCCAACCCTCTTCGTATTTGATAAGCGCATGAATGGAAGACATGGCACACCTGAGAAATAATGAATTTCGTTGAGTGTGCTTTTTATAAAGCCATGTCGTGTAGCGACGAGCCTCGTTATATTGAACAATAAAAAAGCGGCCTATCTAGCCGCTTATTGTCTTTATAAATAACCCATCCTTCTGTGGCGCATCAGCCTTTCCATTTCATGTGCGGCTGTTGTTGCGCTGCTAACACTGCCACAGGCATCTTTCCAGAATATAAACAGGAAGCGCTCTTGCAACTGCCAGACACATGGGTCACTGGCGAAACTTGGTTTATAGATAATCCTGAACTTTGGAAACATACCATCACCTCAATACGCCCGACCATTACGCCGTCCATTTCCATCAGCAACCGGATCCAGTCCGGTGAACATATCCGGCTGCACTTTTCGCAATTCACTGCGGCGCATCCGTGCCAGCACAAATTGAATTTCCCGCACCGACACCCCGAATTTACGGGACAGTTCAAACTGATTCTTGCCGTTGAACTCTTTCCAGATCTGGATGGAGCGCAGCACCGTGGTCAGCGTCTTGCCGTTCGGCACGTAGAAGGGGGCCCCGCCGAAGGTGCGGCAGAACTCTGAGAGCATGACGAACGACAGCATGGGCGAGTCGCGATGCGCTGCGACCACATGCTCGATGGTGTCGAACATGGCGCGCAGCTGCTCGCTCCAGCCCGGGGCGGTGTCATCACTCAGCATGCGGTAGGTTTCCGGATCGATGGCATTCAGGTCAACCCCTACGCCAAACAGATCAACAGTGCTCAGGTCGGTCTCGTCTTTCATAGGCCCCCAAACGGCGTGCAAACGGCAGATAAAGCAACACCCGGACTAAGCCGGGTGTTTGTATGATAACGCAGTGGATCTTGGCGCCCAATTCAACCGCTGGTGAGATAGACCAGCCCGCCAATCTGAACCAGCGGCATGATGATGCACACTGGCCATGGCATGCCGCCTTTCACCCGCATCACCCCAACCATAAAAATGGTGACAAGGGCAAACAGCGACAGCGACAGGCGACCCCATTCATGGATGGGCGAGAAGCCTTCGAGCATGTAATAGAGAAAGAACAGCGGGCCGAGAATCATCAACAGAGTGACAAAGGCACCGACCAGCGCCACGCCCCGCGCCACATAGAGATCCAGTTGTTCAGTTTGGTTGTTCATCGTGTTGCTCCTTTCTGCATGCCGCGTGGAAGGCGGCATCCACCTATACAAAACAACCTCATTGCCCAGAAGTTTTCTGCCTTGAACGCCAGTTTGATTTCAAATGACATATCACGAACTGGTGCATCAAATGAAACATTGAGCTTTTTCTTATCATGCTCATCGACTTCCAAGTCGAGATTCATGCTTGCCCTGTCCAAATTGACCAACTCATCATAGGTGCCGTCATCCTTAAGTCTCTTGATGACAAGATCCTTTATCTTACTTACCCCTTGTTTTTCCATCTCAACCCTCCTTTTGCTGTAGTTCGCTGATTGTCTTGCTGCCATCGATCACCATTATCTGCGCTGGCCGCCAGCCCGGGTTTTCATAGGCTTGGCGGATCAGGTCATAACCCGGCATCGCATCATCGCGGTGGCTGCGCGGTTCTGGCACCAGATCCCCGCGCTCGATAATGGCGGCGGTCATCAGGCGGACATGCCACTTCTTCAACGCCTCCAGCACCCGCTCGGCCTGCGCCGAGGTGAGCCACTCCGGTCGCGAAATACCCGCGCCGCCGTTGGCGTTGGCGGTCATCCGCTTGATGTAGCTGCCCAGCGCATCGTCTGACCCGTCGCGCACGAACTTGTCATTGTACATGGTGATCCAGATGGCGCGCACCTTGCGCACCTCCGGCGCCTGCACCTTGGCAGAGCTGGGCGGGGAGCGGCGCCCATTTACCTGGGCGCCCCCTTTGACTTTGAACCCCAGCCCCTTCATGGCGGTAATGACCGATTCGAGTTTGGCGGCGCTCAACCCCTTTGCCGAGCGGGCGCCGGTCACGGACTCCAGCAGGGCGCGATATTCCTCTTCATCCAGCCCCAGTTCGCGGCGGCCGACCTGCACAATCTTGAGCAGACGCTTGGCATCAGGCTGCATGGCGGCCCCCGTTCATCTGGCAGATGTTGACGAAAGCAGCCGGCGCCTCGGGCTCGACCTGCGCGATCGGGATAAAGCGCAGGGTGCTGTTTCTGACGCGACCGTGGCTGTGGTTGATGGGGTCCACCTTCAGCTTGTGGATGTTGCTCACATCGAGATAGCCATCAGCGCGACAGGCTTCAATCAGATAGCGCAGCTTGTAACGGGTCTTGGCGGTATCGTCGCCATAGACGGCACGTACGGCGGCGGCAACAGTGACCTTTGGATTGGTGGCCATCAGCTTGTCGAGCTGGCGATAGCGCACCAGATCTGCCATGCCGACATCGCTCTTCGGCTCTATCATGCCGCGCTCTCGCAGCTGGGCGGTGGCTTCAAACATGTAGTTAAGGCTCAGGCTCAGGCCGATCGCGATATCGCGCACCGGCATATGGCGATAGTCGCGAAACCCTTTAATCATGCCTGCCAGTTTTTTCAGTTGCTGCTCGGTGATGTTATTCATCGTCTTCTTCCTCGTCGTCTTTGCTGACGGTCACAATGACTTTGTTGGTCTTGGGTGGCCGGCCTTCGCGCCAGCGCGGTACCGTTTTGTCTAGCCAGGCCATGGCGACGCCATCGGCCTGTTCATCCAGTTCACGCAGCTCGGCTTTGGTCATGCCCTTGTGGCGGCGCTTTGCGTAGCACGGCATATTGGCTTTGACGTAATTCACCATCCTGCGCTGGTAGCGGGTCAGTGCCATGGCGGTATTTCCTCTTTCGCGAAGCATTGCCTTCTGATTCGCAGGCCTTGCAGTAGTGCTGCAGGCCGTCTGGCGCGTTGGGATGGTTGCGCACAGACCAGAAGGCGGTGTCTTGGGGCCAGTAGTCGCTGCATCCGGTGCAGAACTTCTCCAGTCCCATATCGGGGTCGATGCGGGCTTTGCCGCTCTCCAGCCGCTTTTGCAGCAGCCCCGCTTTCATCAGTGGCGTGTATTCACCGTGCATACGGCCACCTTGCCATTCACCAGCTGCAGGCGTTCTGCCTCCAGTTCTGCCAGCAGCTGCTCCGCTTCACGCAGGGCATCACCGGCGATATCGTGGGCGCGGTACTTTCTGGCGCCCCGCGCCAGGGCGATAAAGCGGCGCTGCAGCACCACTTTCTCTTTCCAGTTCAGCGCTATGGCCATCTCGCCATAGAGCCGGTTTAACAGGTTGTTCAGCACATTTCGGGTCATAGCGTCCTCGCTTATCGTGAGTGGGTTATGACCGGGCCCGGTCGGCTGCTCATCAGTGCCCAGCCACCACGCTGGGCAGACCATGCCGGGCAACCCCGGCATGGTTTCGCTTAGTTGAAAATGCGCTTGATGATGTTGATAAAACCGCCTTTGCGCTGATTGGCGCTACGCTTGCGGCCATCGGCTGCAAAAGAAGGAATGATCCACACGGCATTCTCCAGCTCGATCACCACGTTGTGGCGCTCTGCGGCTGTCATGCCAACCATGTCACCGCACTCCAGCGCGCTATGCAGGCCATGCATAAATCCCATCAAGAAACTCAACTCTGACTCGGTGTGCTTTGAGATCTCTTCACCTGACAGCAGGGCATTAATCTTGTTGACATGGATAGCAATCTGCTTGCTTAGCTTCTCGGCTGCTGTTTGCATACGTGCTCCTATGCGTTCTTGACGAAGTGGACGGCGCCGACAATCAGCACGGCCCAGACCAATCCCCACACCACGGCGAGGATGCGAAAGGTGCGGCGGCTGATTTTCATCACGCAACCCCCAGTTTTTTCTTCTCTTGACCACTGACACCGGCATTCAGCTCCACATCTTTTGCCGCTACCCAACCATGAAAAGATGCTGACTGGTCGCGCACGGTGGCCTTGGCTTCGCGGGTTTTTCCGGTGGCAAGGTTCGGGTGGTTCTTTTCCATGTACTGCGCAACCAGCTGGGTTTCCTGTTCGGTTGGCACCAAGGCCGTAACCTTTTCCCATACGCCATAGCACCACCCCTCACAGAACAGGTCAGCGCGGGCGGTCTTGGTGCTGGTCTTGAGGCGCTTGTTCAGCGTGGCGATGTATTCGCTGCGAGCAGCCTTGAGCTGACGGGCCAGCACGGTGTAGACATACCCGGCAATCTCGACCCGATCCGCTGGGCCAACAAACATCACCTGCGCGGTGGCATGGCCCATCAGGCAACGGCGGCTGAATATCACCTCAACACCAAAGGCACCTTTCACCACGCTAGCCAGCAGGTTGCTCCACTTCGGCTGGCGCTCGCTGCTGTTGGCCGCTTTCACCTTGGCGGTATCGATATCGCTCAGGGCTACGTCTTCGCTGGAGAGCTGGAACTCTGCCATCAGCGCCTGCACCTTCTTCATCGCGTTAGCAGATTCGTGAGCGTTTCCGCGCTCCACCATAGCCATCAGCTTTTTGATCTTGGCCAGAATGCGTTTGTCACTCATCACGCAGCCCTCTTGCCAAAGCGGTGGATGCAGGTCAGGCAGAGCGCAACGCGCTGGCGGGCATACTCCACATTGAGCGGGTTCTTTGCGGCTTTGGCGGCGGCCTTCCACATCTCCAGCGCGGCGGCGTAACGCTCTTCACGCTCCAGTTCTGCGGCCTGGGTTGCCAGAGCCAGATATCCGTTTGGATTGCGGGCGATCTCGTCGCCCTTCAACACTGCATTAGCCATGATGTAACTCCTGTTCAAATCGGGTTTGATGCTTGTCGTACACGGTGACGATGGAGCCGTTTTTCAGGATGAAATAGGCATCGTCACATTCGAGGATCCGGCGCGGGCTCCATCCCTCCTCGCGCTGCCGGATCCGCCGCAGCTGGCGTTTGCTTGGGCGCCAAGCCCGTGACAGGGCACCCAGCATCTCCAGTTCGCTGCGGCCGGTACGTTGCACCCAGCGCTCAAAGGCGTGGCGGGTGACGTACAGCGGGCCATAGCGGGTTTCAAACTCCACTACAACTTTGCCCAGTCGAGGTTGATCGCCACGTACTTTCCAGACGGATCGCGCTGGTACAGGCGGATGTATTCCTTCTTGCTGACGGTGGTGATGGCGTCTGCGATAGCCTCCATGGCCTCCTGCCATTCGACATCCTTGATATCCAGCTGGCGCAGGGATAGCACCTGATTCACATCGATATGGCCGCGCTTGTTGACGCGAAAAGCGTGGTTAACCATGGCGACGATCTTTTCATTTGCCCCTTCTGACCAACGTTCGATGCAGGCATCGATTTGCGCCTTGGCAGCCTGGATCCGTTCATCAAAAATCCGGTACTCGCCAATGGCCCGTTCAACCTTCATGGAGCCATCAAACGATGGGAGGGTGATGTTGCCCTTGGCACCGCCGTAGGTGACGCCATACTCGCTGGCGCTCAAATCCAGATAGTCAGCCAACTCCTGCTGCATCTTGATTTTGGTGGCGGCCATGTGCAGCTTGAGCTCCAGCGCGATGGCAATCTGCTTGCGCACCACTTCATCGCGCAGCAGGTCGATGGGTTTCATCAGGTTGTGCGGCACCATATGGCCTTGGGCGTTGCGGTGCAGGGTTTCGGTCTTGTTTTCGGTGGTAGTAGTCATTTCTTGTTGCTCCTGTTAAGCCGGGAAACCGGCGGCACGATAGGCCATGTATTCGCTGGCAGACATCTCTGCGGTGCGCTCGAACTCGTCACGGGTGGCCGCTTCACGCCAGTGGACGATGCAACCGTTCAGGCTGGCGGCGTAGGCGCGGCGGCGCAGGCCATCGACCTGTTCGATGATCTCGACGGCCTTCTCACGCAGCTCGTCGGTCGGATAGGTAATCTCGATCATCGGGCGGCGCGGGGTGCTCTTGATGGCCAGCACTTGGCAGCCGAACTTGCGCAGGCGGCAGGCGACGCGCTGGGCCTTGATACCGATGGTGGTGGTCTGGATGTTCATGCTTGCTCTCCTTGTGATTCACTGTTCAGCGGCGCCCAGCTCAGGTGCAGGCGGTCTTCGTCATAGCTCTGGCGTTGCAGCCTTTCGTCTTCCATCACCACTTCGCCATCGCTCTGCTCCACCACGCGGCCCTTACGGCCGCTGAGCAGGTTGATGTGCGTCCATGGCGCGGTCTTGACGCCGTAGAAGCTGGCTTTTTCCTTGGGTGCGTTCATCAGTCCGACTCCTTCCAACTGAGGATGTTTTCAATTCGGCGAAGCTCGTCCTGCCTCTTCTCCACTCCCAGCTCGCAGCGCATAACCTTGGCATTGTGAAGACCCGTTTCGACTGGTGTGCGCAGGTCGTGGATCAGGTCTTTTGCCATGCTGAATTGCGCTTGAAACACCGCTAGGCGCTCTTGAAAGTGGCGAACCTGAGCCTCAGCGTGATCACGTTGCGCAATCAAATCTGATGAGAACTGACTCAAATTCAGCAGACCTAAGCGCGGCACGGCTTCAAGGTCTTCTGTTGAAATGCCTTCGCAGGCATTCACGCAGGCCACGATGCGACGGGCGTTGGCTTCACCATCCGGCCCCTTACAAATCGCTGTGAAAAATCCGTTATTGACCTGATCGCTTTCAGCTGCGGCACATTGACCGTCAATAACCCACGGTTCTGGCGTGTGTTGGTTCATGGCTCACTCCCCCTCCA